GGTTAAGGCTTTTTCGTAGCGTTTAAGTTCTTCAACATTGGTGATTAATGTGTTGGCCACATTGATGTTTTCCAAACCGAACATCTTCAATTTTTCCTGTGGGGAAAGCATTTTTTTACCCAGGTTTTCTACCGCTGTGGTCATACCCACAATAGCAGGGTTCGTATCATCCGCCCCGGTTTGCAGGCGAAGTAACATTCCCCGCAGGCCTCGACCAGCAATCTCAGGCTGTGAGAATCGGGGTGCAAGGGTTTCAAGGGTAGCCGCCAGGGTTTCAATGGATAATCCGGCAAGGGAAGCGGTGGTTCCGGCCTTTTCAAAACCTACGGTCAGGTAGGGGATTTCTCCGGCACCAGCCTTTGATCCCGCGCCCAGAACATTAATGATCCGTCGAGACTGATCAGCGGACACATTATACTGGTTCATCACCATGGTCAGCCCTTCAATGGCAGGTTGAAGGTCAATTTTTGCAGCATCAGCCAGTATGATGGCTTCTTTGGTTACTGCAACCAGAGCCTCTTTATTTTTGAGCAGTTCAGGCCTTGCGGAACCCACTTTGGTAAAAGCGTCTACGATCTGAATGGCGCTTTGGGTTACCCGTATTCCACTTTCAAGGGTGTCTGTTGACATTTTCTTTGCTGTCTCACCTAACCATTCCAGGTCTTTGCCTGCCAGCCCGGTTAAAGCCGAAAGGTTATCAAGGCGTTCTTCAAAGTCGTTGTAGGTTTGAATGATCTGTTTAATGCCCATCACCATAGCAACTGTTGAAGCCAGAAACGCTGTAACCATCGAGAAGTAATCATTAAACAACCTTCCGATGTTGCGCATCGACCATTTGTTCTCAATTTGCCCGATGTCCTGACGGTGCTGATCGAGAATGCCTTTCAGGTGCTTGATTTTCTGAGCTTCGGCATAATATTCCTTTGAACCTAAGGTCATACGCGCCTGAGCGTTGATCGTCCTGTTCATTTCTGCCCGGATACTGGCAATGTCGTTGGTGACTTGCTGACCGTTGATGTAAAGGTTTATTCGCCTGTTGTAGGAGGTTCCCATGATTCAATTATTGATGATTGAATCAAATATCAGGAGGGGCAACAGGAACGGAAAGGACAAGAAAAACGGCTTTTCTTTACATGATTTTTAAACGTGTAAAGAAAAGGTCAAAAATTATTCATATCAGTTGATCTTCATTCGGGTGGCATTTACCGCCGCATCTGCATTAATATTTGCCAATTCATCGGCCAGAATAGGGATATTCCTATCAAGAACAGGATTAAACCATTCAACAACTACGCGCTCCCGGACTCTGGCAGGGTATTTGGCGGTTCGGGTAACAAATCCGTTCCCGTTGGATTCATATCCACGTCCAACGCCTTTATGAACGAATACACCATGACGTTCAAATGAGAATCCAATGTAATTAGCCAGACCGAATTCTTTTCCGACTTTGCTCATGATGCTGGCGGCTAATTTCTTCTCGCTTTGTTTGCCACCATCGCGGATAACAAATGATTCAGTTTTCCCATCGGAGAACCATCGGGCACTACCACGCAGGGAGCTGCGCACCATTGGAGCCCATTTCAGAACCAGTGAATTTTGTTGCTGAATGGTTTGCGGATCAGGCTGGCTGCCGGTTGATCTGGAAACGTATTTTGATGTTCTTCCCTTTACATTTCCGTTGGTCCCGTAATTATTTTTTAAGAATCCCATTTATTCGAATGAAGGGATAAACCATTTATCCGGGTTTATTTCGTTGTTTCGTGGTGAAGAAAGCACATAGGTAAAACGGATGCCGAAATTACCGTCTGATTCATTTGCCAGGAGCGAAGCTTCAACACTTGAAAAATCAAAATCACGGATAGCCGGTGCCAGTGGGTTTCGTTTATCGGCTTTCATTTTGACCAGCAGTTCATCCCCGATTTCTTCCATATTTTCCCAGACTACCTGAATAGATTCAAAGTCAGTCTGATCAGAAACGTGATCAATAAGCATAAAAGCGCCTCGTCGATTTTTAAGCAGGTTATCGCTTTTGTCATCGGTGAAGTCATAACCATAACCTTCCAGAATGAGGAAAGGATGTTTTACATCCGTTCGATTGATGCCACCCAAAACTTCATCAACTTCCATCCGGAAGAAATGTTTTTCGCTGTCGGTGTGACCAATATCTTTATGCAATCTTGCAAGGTTTTCGAAGTAGGACACGAGCTGAGAAAATTTTGCAGCCATAGTGCAGAGAGATTAATATTTGTTTGCTTTTTTATGTGACCGGGCGTTTTCCTTGTATTTGCGGGTCATGAAGGAAAAAATGGTATTGACTGACTTTGCTGCCCAAATTTCATCGTGAAGGATATCGTCACCCACAAAATTTTGAAAAACCTTTATCCAGATATTGGGATCTCTGGATTCGATAGGTTCGGGCACTGGATTCTTAGCAATATCGCTGGCTGAGATTGTTGAAGCCAGTTCTTCTCGTTTTTGAAAAATCAGCGGGTAAGCCAGAGTAAGCCATTCATGCATTAACTGGTAATTCAGAACAATAGCTTCGCGGGTATTTTTATCAATTTTCCCAATCTTAGAATGATGGTCCTGGATATGATTTTCATCAAAGGGTTCACCTTTTTTAAGGTACAGAGAAGCGATGAATTTATTCAAGTCAGTTTCATCATTAGAGTGCTGATAATTTGCAAAATAGGTATCTGCGAATATGAATTGGCCAAAAGAGATCCCTTTTAGTTTACCTTCCGGAGCGTAAAAAACCAGTCCTTTTCTATGGATTGAAAGCTTCCGGATGATAAATTCGTGATGCGGTTTCTGATCTCCGATAAAATCGATCAGTTCCATGATTTTGTAATTTTCAAAATTCGATAATCGTTTCAGGATTCCCTTTTTCAACCCTGACATTTCTTTCAAGAAAGCGATATCGGAGATTCTTGATTTATACAGGCATGCAATAGCGATCAATTGCTTCTGGTTTATGTCTCCCCAATTTTGAGGTACGTTACTGGCCACCTTTCGGGTGATTGGAAGCCAGCTGATTGGTCGGTATTTTACTTCGATTTTTAACATGCCCAAAATGATTTTTTATCGGTATTATTCCGGTGCAGGACATTGCCAGTCTGTCCGGAATAGGCTGGCCAGTCTGTTGCATTAGCAATGAGATAGCTTTTCAGCCGTTCCAGATAATTTTGACCAATCGCTTTATTGCGTTTAGCCAAAAAGTTAATTCGGTCACTTTCTGAAGGCTGATCGTTTTTTATTAAGTTATTCTCGGATGAAGTACTTTCGAAGTACAAACCCTTGTCCGTAAGATCTGCTCCACTTTCTTCCATTAATAGCGCCGTTGCCAGATAGGCAATGGCTTTCTGAATGTAGGGTAGGATGGCAGATACTTTTGCTGACGGAGTTTTTTTCACCATTTCAAGTTTTATTTCATCAAAAATTGTTTCACCCAGCAGAGGTTTGATGTCCAGATCCTCCACCAATTGCATGGAAGATTTCAGCCGAAGGAAAGTCAGATGGCTGTAATTAATGAAAACAATAGCATTTAATGTATTGGTGTCTGGAATGAAGGAGGATTTCAGGATAGTCCATGCACCTGAATCTACAAAGGATTTGAAATTAACGGTTTCCTCAGTTGATTTTCCTATTTCCATTTCGAGGTAAAAAAGGATTTCATCCAACCCGTTAAAGCCGGTTGTTTTGAAATACTCTTTCAATTCAACTTCCTGGTATTTGAAAAGGCTTTTGACCTTCTCGTTTTCAGTTCGTTTGAACCCTCCGTCGGAGATGGTGGCGTTCAGCACCTGAAAGCCGGACCAATAAGTCAGGTGTATCAGCGATCTTTGAGCCAGTGACAGAAGCTCAGGTAAAAGATTCTTATTTTCTACTGGAGGATCAGCTTCAGGATTGTTGTAAAAATCCTGCAATTCATTGAATAATAGCGGCCCCAACAAGGGGCGCAAATAGGCAGTTTCTGCATTCTGGATATGCGGTTTCAGCCTATTAAAGTCAGTGCCTGCACCAACAGCAAGATATTGTTTGATTTCGTCGATAGTTTTGAATAGCATTACGATAGGGTTTTAGTTGTTCCGGCGCCTGAATCAAGGGTAGTTAGAACGGTGTTTCTGAATCGCCATTCTACATTTTCCTCTCCACCGTTGTATCGATGGACAATTTCAATAGGGTCAAGCATGGTCTGACGGTCAAGCCAGGCATTGGCGACATTGATCAAATAAGCTTCGCGGATATTGCTACCACCGGAGTTTCCGGCGTAAGCTCCTCCAGGCATTCCTGCGCCCATGACATTTGGGTTGACCATGATGGCAAACATGATTTCAGAATTTGCTGCTGCTGAAGTAACCAGGTTCTGTTCACTGTTAAGTTTGTTGTTCAGCGGCTCGATGATCCATTTTTCTTCCGCTTTTCCGTTCATTGGGTTGATCTCGAAGAAAGTAAAAATTGGTTTATCGGCGTTATCGATGCCGCAAAGGTTGGTTTCCACATCATCCATATAATCCTCAATGGCTTTCTTTCGCAGGTCAATGGTTGCAAATTCATTGGCAGGGAACTGGCGGTCCCAGAACGCATAGGGAATCTGAATATGCCATTTCCATGTGATTTGATTGGTATATGCCTTTTTCAGGAAGGCCGGTACCATACTGGCAATGTCGATCCATCCGGCCAGATAGGCAGCAAACCAAAGAGGTGCGGAATAATACTCGTTATTGCTCCATGAATCACGGATACACATGACAAATGATTTTCCGGTTGTCTGGCCAGCCCATCGGCGACGTTGCAAGTCTGCGAATGGATCATATTCATCCAAAAGATCGTAAACAATGTATTCGCCTTCCCCAGGAGTATCAGGGAACTTTCCGGATACGATACAATTTTCAACCACTCCATCTTTATTTGCAACGGTCAAGCGGCAGTATTTTGAATTGATGGCATTGACTCCAACAATCTGGCTTCCATCAGCGTTGAAAAGGAACTCCACAAATGCAACCCCGAGTTTCAGGTAATCACGGATTGCTTTTTCCATATAACGTCGCATGACCCGACTATTGGCAAAAACAGTCAACATTGGATCTTTTGGAGCCTTCAGAAGTTCATTGCCTTTATCATCATAACCAGTAACGATGCAAGGATAAATTCCTTGTCCCAGGGTGAAGTTTCGCGTAAAGCGCAAACCTGTGTTCAGTGTTCCGACTTTGTTGATAATCTCCTCCGCTTTTGATGGCCAATCGTTGTTTGATCCCCAGCTGGCAATTTCGTAGTTGCCAATTGTTGTCCGATCCAGATCGATCTTCGAAGGTTTTGGGTTCGCTGAATTTGGTTTATCAGCAGGAACCCCGGTCGTAGCGCCCATATAGCTTCGCCCGGAAGCAAGCAGTGGTACACCTTTAG